ACCAGAACCAACAGACGGCAGGTTGTTAGAAGTGTAGATGGTGAAACCATGAATGGTACCAGCCATCTGACCATTTTGCAGACCAGAACCACCGAAGTCAGAGTTGAACAAACGAGAGTCCTCATCCTTCAAAAGTTCAGCAAAAACTGGGTCAATCACGAGCCAACGTCCTTGCGAGTCTACATTTTGCTGGTCCAGTTTACGACCCATACGGGCAATAACTGACAGTGGGTTAGCGTTACCAGCAGCAGTAGGTGCTGCAGCATCGCCGCTACGAGGGGTCAAAGCAATTGAGTTGCCCCCAGAGCCAGCGTTAAAATCGCTTCCATCCAGCTTCATGCTTGCAAGCAGTTCGTCCGAACCAGCAGTTGAAACAGCCTTAGAGCCGTTTACTGTGGTGTTGGCAGTATCTGCATTTGAGTGCAGAGCAGACTGCTTAAAGCCTGACAAGTAGCCAAGAACGTCTTGGTCAAACTGGTCAGCAAGGCGGTAAGCCGCACGGTCACTTGCCAGAGACTGGAAGTTAACGTGGCTGTGTGCCTCTTCAATGTCATCAACCTTGAACGCAAAGTAGTTAGCTTTGTCGATTGTCAGGCTGAAGTCTTCGTCGTCAAGGTCTTGCGGCGTGATGGTTGTACCACGGGCGTAAGCCTTAACTGTGATTTCGGGTTCTTTGATGACCTTAACGGAATCACCCATTTGAGCAATCTCACCGAAGTAATCGGAGTTTGTGATTGCTTCACAAACAGCGGCCTTGCGGAAAGCAAGTTGCACCTGTTTGCTGTAAATGACGGGCGAAAAATTACCGTTAGGAAGGTTACCATACCCGGCAGCGGTAGTGAATGCCATGATGTTTCTCCTAAATTAGCATTTTACAGATGCAAACTCACCAGACTAATCAGAGGCTGATTCACTATGGGTGCGTATCTTAAACTAGGTGGCCGCCCAGTTTGTCAACGGGCCATGCTCGTCAGGTAATCCATAAGACTGAAGTGTTTGCGGATTAGATGTAAGCAAGTAGCGAACCTGCTTACACCTTTGATGACTATAGTTATACTAAAAAATAACTACTTGTCAACACTTTTTTTATCTGGCTGAACCAGAAATATCATAGATAAACTTTCCAGAACGGATAGCTTCCATAATTTCGTCGGACTTAGCCTCGTACTCTTGCGGTGACATCTTCTGTACTTCCGACTCTTTCAAGTATGAGGAGGCTTCGTTTTCTTGCGGCTTACTGCGACTATTCTTTGTAGACACAGACTTGGCTGCGTCTTTGTCTGACTTGGGTTTCTTTTTGCCAATACCCATATCAGCTTTGTAGAGGTCAATCGCCCTAGCAGCAGAACGTGCGTCGTTGTCGTTTTCATAAAGCGCATCCTGCACCCACTTAGGCTGTTCTTCAGCCCACTCGTGAAAACTGTCGCTATCCCTAATCTCATCAAAGTCAGGGTGCATCTGCATCAATGCCGCTTCTGCTTTCTCTTTAGTTGCAGATACTTGCATTTCGTCAATCACTTTCATACGCTCTTCAAGTGCGCTGGATTGCTCACGTGCTTTCTTCATTGCAATTGTTTCAACGATAGCTGCTACATCAGGGTAGTCTGCTGCCCACTGCTCAATGTCTTCATCTGACTTAGGCAGCTTCATTTCTTTTTGCGTAGCAGCAGAAAGCTGTGATCTTAGTTCTGCAAGTTCTGTTTTAAATTCTTCTGCTTGTTTTTGTTGATGCCTACGCAGATCAGAGTAACGCTTCTTAAATGTTTTCTCTTCTGCACCCGTAGGCTCTTCTACTTCAGCTTCAGTAGTTTCTTCTACTTCGCCTTTTTGTTCTTTGAGCATTTGCTCAAGTTCTTCTTCTTCCATCTTTCGTTTTTCTTCGTTAGTGTATTTACGATTTGCAAACGCTACTTTCTTAGGTGACTGCATTTCTTCAGCCATGATTGTTGCTTCTTCTGCCATTTTACTTCTCCGTTGTTGGGGCCACCGTAGCCATACACCTGTCGAGGGAGATGGGGGATGAGTAGCCAACATATGTGTGGACTATTTTTTAGAAGCTAATCCACCTTGCTTCATCTTTTTGGCTTTGGGTTTTTTCTTACTGACTATACCTCCAGAAGCCATTCCAATATCTGAACGACCTCTGCCTGTTCCACCAAAACCACCGGGTGTGGAAGTTCTAGCACCACCGTCAGATATACCTGCCGCTTGTCTTTCTTCTCTGCTTCTCCCTACAGTCGCACCGGCACCTGCTGTGCCGCCGGGTCCGTCATCACTAGCACCATAAATTGCTCTCTGTTCTCTTTCACGAGCAATTCTATTTAATTCAGCCTCTCTTGCTTGCTGATCCGCAATTTTTTGTGCTGCCCTAACTGACGCACGTTCTCTAGCTTGTGCCGCTTTTGTGGCAGCCTCTTCAGCATCACGTTCACGTTTATCTGCAAGAAGTTGTGTAAGGTCTAAAGTAGCATCTGTATTTTCTAGGTAATCTCTACCGTATCTATTTTCAATGTCTTCGATAAGTTCAGCAAGTTCTGTTCGACTTGTAACACTACCTTTTTTATCTTCTCTATATATTAGATCGTTATACGTGTCTGCGTCCATTTCTAAGTTAACAGTAAGTGTGTCTCTAGGAGAATCATAGACACCTTCAGGTCTAGGCAGTTGAATATTTGTAAGAGTGGCTGTAGCACCTTCAGGTAATTCCTTTCCACCCATTACGCCAAATATATTTTTTGTCCCGCCAAAAGATACGTTAGCGGTAAACGCTTCTTCTACCCTGCCTGTTTTTTTATTCAATGTTCCACCAAAAGATACCGTTGCCCCACTAGGTGTTTCTGGATCATCAGAAGGATCATCTTCCCTAACTGTGGCAGTTTCAACCGCTGTAGTTGACGTCTCAGGAACTACTTCTTTAGGTACATAATCTTCTTTACGTACAAATCCCTGTGGAATTTCTGTCACGCCCGGAATAAATGTAATTGTGCGTTCCTCGCCGGTTTCTTTGTCTACAATCACAATTGTCTGTGGTGCTGATCCCTCTGGAGCAGAAACAAATTCTGCAGGATCAGGTAATGTTTCAGGAGGTTGATATACAGGAACATCTTGTTGCTGTGGACGAGAAACAGGTGCCATTTCAAACGGCGTAGCAGCCATGCCTACTTGTGTCTGACCGGCTTGGAACTGTGGCTGTTGATACACCACTCCCATGTTTTGTGCAGCCGGTTGATTACCATATACAACACCACCTACATTATACTCTTTCGGCTCGTCGTTGTCAACACCTTCTGGGCCATCTACAATAATTAAATCGGTAACACCAAAGGGAAGATCATCCGGCATAGTAGCTTCTTCACTATTGCCCATCTGTCCCATTTCGTCCATCATCTTGAGGCCCATCTTAGCCTCTTGACGCATTTGCATCAGCTTTTCAAGACCGATGTAGCGTACAACGTCAGCAGGAAATACAAACTCGCCTTCACTTAACTGCGCAGGAATATCATCTCGCACTTCTTCTTGTGATGAACCCGGTGGTACATCGTTACCAGAAACAGGGTCTTCAGTGCCACCGTCTTGTTCTAAACCGCCATCTTTAAGAAAGCCACCACTCTGCATTTTTTTGGGTTTGTCCATACCTACTTCGGCAACTTGATAATCATCCATAAATAGTTCCATCTGTTTTTGCATTGGTACTGCTCCACCTTTTTGCAGCATCAAGCCGCCTTTATTTTTCATGTAGTTAGGATCACCTTCAGTCATACCACCAAAGATGCCTTTTACTTGATCTGGCTCCAACAACATGTAACTGTCTGGATAACGGCTGTTCATGTCAATTTCAGAAGGATCAATCTCGCCACGATTTAATTTTTGTATTTGTTCTACTAAAGCATCTAAGTTCTGTTCGCTGGTTCCTTCATATTCATTACGATATACAAAAGAATCATATCCATTTTTATTGGCTGTTTGTTTTAGTGTGTTAAACCATGCAATACGGTCTTCTTGACTGGCTTTTGTATCTAATCCTGCACGTTTTGCTTTATGCGATTCTGTAATTAAGTCTTTCCATAAATTTTCATCCATACCAGTTCGCATAACATCTGGTAGCATGAAGTAAAATTCACCATCTACTTCTACTTTTGGAGCCTTTGCCAATAAGTCTGCGTCTGCTTGATCACCTAACAAAAATTGTATTCTTTGTCTGTCAGTTTTTGCGACTGCTAAATTACCCAACCAATTTTTAGGTTCAGCAAAGCTACTCATGTCAACAATACGTGCAGGTTTTAAATTAGATTTTAAAACCATAGGTATAATACGCTCACCAGCAGCAGACTCTAAGTAATCTTCTCTAACGGAAGGTGTTTCCATTCTAGCAACAGAAGGTGGAACAGAGCCACGAGCAGATGCTTGTTCTGCTGTTCCTACATGAAATCCTATGTCTTGCGTACCAGAGCCAACAACATTAATTTCATCGTAGTCAGCATCTGTTAAGTGAAACACTCTTGAGGTAGTGTTGTTTGGATCATATCCCATGCGAGGTGTAGGTGCATCTGTTGTTTCTGCTGCCTTTAACTCTGCTAGTGTAGGTAAGTCGGGAGTACCTGCTTCGTCATTTAATTTTTTAACTTCGTCTGGCTCAAGGACTCTATTGACTTTCATCTCACCACTAATAAGCCAGTTGCCTTGCATATTAGGATTAGTTTTATATCTGTAGTATCCACCGGAAGGAAGTTGATCTGTAATCTGTGCTTCCTTCACATTTAACAATCCTTTACGCTCTCCTGATTTTACAGTAGATGCGTTTGAATCTGCTACAGATTGCCAGTCAGTGTCTGCTGGCATTTCAACTTCTGCCCATACCTGATCATCTGATCTGTACTTTTGGCCTTTATATTCTAATCCAATGTGAGGAGCAGCGGGTGAATCTCCTGCATGAAATCCGGGCCTCAAAGCCACAGCTTTTACTGTTTTAGCTTTAGACCCCGCAGGAAGAAAACCCTTTTCAATAAGGATATCTCGTGTAGCCTGATCTGGAATTGTGATATTGTCACCAGTTCCCTTTTTGTCTCCCGTTCCTTTAGATGGCACATATTTTTTACCATTAGGAGCAGTAAACACAGATTCAGGAATTACAGCAGAAATAAATTCCCCTTGTGGTATTTTACTGTCTGCATCTACAAACAGAGGATATAGGTTTCCATCTTCACCTTTTGTGAATAGTTTGTATGCTGTTACCGTTTTATTAGGTTTTAAAGCGCGAATACCTCTTCCAACTGCATCACCAGCCACAGGCATAACACCTGCTAAAGTAGCCAAGCCTTCAATACCTGCACCAACATAGTCTCCCTCATCAAGAGCATCTGACGTGCGTTTTATACCAATTGCTTCACCCAAAAAGGGCGTAGACTCTGCAGCAAACATAGCAACATCTTTAGCGGTAATGTCTGGAAGGTCTATACCCTCTACTCCATACA